CGGCTGATTTCAACGCCATCACGCTTGATGACCGTTGCGGTGCGTACTTGAACCATTGAGTGTGGTTGTACGATTTCGATTTTGTCTTGAATTGTTTCTTCTGTTAGTGCCATTTTTATCTCCTTTTGGTTAATGGACTGTCCGACCCTATGTCCAATAGGGTTATATTTGATATGTGAGGCCAAATGCTATGAAATCACTTGCGCTTATAGCACTCGCTTGAACTGTTAATTGTGTGCTGGTGCCAGAGAAAAAGTGCATTCTGGCGTTTGAAGTGCCTGCTTCCATTTCTATAACTACAGGTAGATTGTCAGCACCACCGATGCCTTGACTTCTTACAGACCCTTGCGATTGAAGAAAAGTTGCACTAGCGGTAAATGGAAAACCAGTTATATAAAAGCTACCCGACAAAGTGCCTAAAGAACTAACTGTAAAATTGCCAGCTACAATTACCTGATTTCCTATTCTAGTCCAAGTCATTGAGCCACCAGAAATAGTCCCGCCAGAACCTGATGCCGCAGAAATTCCTATAGTGGAAGTCCCTTCCTCATAATAATCCAGATGGTTCGCTGCTGCTGTGCCGCCCAAGTAGACACCGCCGGAGAGGTAGAGGTCTTTCCAAGCGTAAGAACTTGTTCCTAAATCCCGTGACGCATTGTTTCCAGCGTAAACTGCATTAGTACCAAGCCAATAAGAAGCATTACCACCTGTAATGCGAACATCATTAGCTGCACCAGATATGTCAAAGACACCGCCGCTTGAAGCAGACCCAATCGACCCCACCGTGGTGCCGTCTTTGCGGAATATTGCAATGCTGCCATCACTGGTTTTGCGATTTAACTGAATAGGTGCGCCGCCGTCATCAGTAACAGAGATTGTATTACCAGCAAGTAAGCCAATACCAGCGACATTGTTTTCAGCAGGGTTTGCATTTGTAGTACCCACCAGCAAGTTACCGCTGCTGTCGATGCGGAGGCGTTCAGTTGAGCCGTTTGTAATCTTTAGATTGCCAGAGCCATCTTGACGAATTGAGTGATTTGTGGCGTTACATTCCAGCAAAAGATTAGCGTATGCGTTGTCACCTCCAGAAATCTCAACTTGTGCAACAGCACTACCCTGTGTGTTATTGGTGTTTTGAACTTTAATCCCACCAGTATCGTTGCTGCTTCTTTCTACATCAAGATTTGTGTCTGGCGAAGTAGTACCAATGCCCACGTTGCCCGCCAAGCTAATGTTGATAGCATCGATTGGCGCACCAGCGTATCCATTAGCAATAGTAGCAACGCCAGTTGAATTATTGCGCTTGAACACTGCTGCATCAGCACCGCTATATTGCAATGCAAATTTACTTGTGCCTGTGGTTGTGTCATTGCGAATAACATCGCCAGAAGCCGTGACAGTACCAGTGACATCCACGCCTGTGGCTGTGGTGGCGAATTTGATTGCGTTATTGTGGTAAAGCGTTGCCGCACCGTTTTCAGTGAACTGCGCAAAATCTTCTGTCCCGCTGCTGTTACGAATAGCAACAACATCGCCTTGTAAAAACAACGACCCTATTCCGTTTTCACTTACAAAACTATTGCTACCATCGTGATAAATCTGAAGGTCACTGCCAGTACCAAAGTTAGCCTTGACATTATCCTTGAAGTTCAGGTTAGCTGCCATGTTGCCGCCAAACACACTGAACGTGTCATACACAATAACCTCTACCACATCACTTGCAACAAGCGCAGTGAGGCCAGCGATAGTGTTTGCAGTTGTGGTGTTATAGTCAGTGCCAGCTACAAGAGTAACACCGTTTAGTGCAACATCTACATAGTTACCATCTGTGAATGTCAATGTGTTTGCATTATCATCCGCACCACTGAGGGATGTTTCACCACCTGTAGCAGTAAAGTAATAGCGGCTGCGTACAGCTTGTGATGGTGTTTTACCTAGATATGCCATTATGCAGTCTCCAATGCCGCAATACGGGCTTCTAATTCTTGTATGGTCTTAACCAGCAACGGCACCAGCTTTGACTGGTCAATGCCCTGATAATCAGGAACAGACCGCGTACCCATTACAGCCGCTGTGGTTTCACGCCACTGCTGGCCTTCAGCTAATTCTTCTGGCTGTTCAACGTCTGCGCTGTGAATGACCTCATCAACTGCCGCTGTTAGTTCAACGCCATCTTCGTCATAGGTTGCTTCAACGGCTGGTGTGTAGATGTCGCCTGTGGCTGCGCTGACTTCGTATTCCTCGTCCATCATTGCATCTTTAGTGCCGCTGATAGCCTCTGGAACAATGTCCTGCACTTCGTGTGCAAGGAAGCCATCAACAGGAACAGCATCATCACCATCAGCAATCCACTCAAACCTAGCTGGACGTAACTGCTTTAGACGTGTGGTTGCATCCCAGTCGTAGGTTACTGCGGTCTTGAGGCGGTAGTCTGATGATGTAACGTAGGAAACACCTGTTGTTCCGTTTTGGTCTATACGACCAATAATTGTGTCATTATATCTAAAAATGACATATCCATAACCACTAGCTGTTCCATTAACGTGACCAATATCAGCGTTTGCAATACCACTTGCACCACTGATTTGAAATTTACCTGCAGGAGTAGTACCCACCAGCAGATTGCCGCTGCTGTCGAGGCGCATTGCTTCTGCGCCATTCTGCTGGAAAATAAATTCGTTATTTGCGCCACCAGATGATACTGAATTAAATATAGAATCCCCAGTATATTGGCTAATATTTAAGTAATCTAATTGGTAACCTGAATCGACACCACGATATATTCTAAACGTATTTGTTGCATCGTTTGATGGTCTAATATCCAATTTAGCACTAGGCGAACTAGTACCAATGCCCACGTTACCGCTTGCATCAATGCGGAGGCGTTCCGCTGGTGATGTTGAGCCAGATGGACTTATGCTGAACCTTATGTAGCCCCCATCAGCACCAGTAGCAGTCTGTTCAATAGCAATTTGGCCTAATTCGCCTCGATTACTTTTTCCAATAAAACGACCACCGGCTGTAGCAGCATCAAGAGATTGTTTGCTGGTAATAAAACCGTTGTTGTCTGTGGTTATTTGACCACCAGTACCATCAACAGTCAGACCATCAGCCGTCACAGTCCCAGTGACATCCACGCCTGTGGCGGTGGTTTCAAACTTTTTAACGCCGCCATAGTAAAGTTTTACAGCACTTGCATCATTAAACACAGCATAGTTTGTTGAGTTTGTTGAGTTTGTGATGCTTACGTTTGTGTCAGCACCAATACGTAAGTTGCCAGTACCAACATCATTGATGAAACTATTGCTACCATCGTGATAAATCTGCAAGTCATCACTGTCGCCTAGACGAATTTTGTCATTATCGCCTAAGTCAACGGTTTGTACAGTAGCACTGTCTAAAGTAATGTGAGTTCCTTTGACGGTTAAGTTACCATCAAACTCAGCATCACCTGTTACGGTCAGTTCATCTGCCGTATTAAACCGTGTTGGTCCTGAACCAATATAGCCCATAGATTATTCCTTACGTGATTTCAAGAATTGACATAGCAACGTCAGCAGATGATGCAGTATTACTAGTGACCTTAATAGTATCACCGGGTTCCATAACAATCTTTTGTTCCCCGCCTACAACTACTAAAGATGAACCTACAGGAATAGGGGCATCCTTAATAATATAGACACTATCTTCTGCACCACTTGTACGTGTGCTTGCATCTAGCTGTACATCAATCTCAATCTGACTTGTTACAATGTTTGCACAAGTAAGACCGATAATGGTTGTTTGAGTAGATGAAGGACAGGTATAAATAGTTGCAGGGGATGTGCCTACCGCTGTGTCTGTTTCTGATTTAAATGAGTTAGCCATTTATTTCTCCAATTATGTATAATTATATCACAATTATACTAGTTTGTCAAGCATTATCCTAATGCGATTGCTAAAGCCACCGCTGCATTATCTGCTGCTGTTGCTGCAAAGGCTGTTGTAGCAATGGTTGTATTACTTGTACCCGCAGCTTGAGTAGTACCTGTAACTGCGCTTGACAATACGCCGCCGTTAATAGTGGGGCTAGTCAGGGTTTTATTTGTAAGTGTTTGTGTGCCTGTAAGCGTGGTTACTGTGCTATCAATAGTGATTTCATCAGCATTGGCAGTAATACCTGTACCGCCAATTACATTAAGTGTAACATCACCTGATGTACCACCACCTGTCATACCTGTACCAGCAACTACAGAGGTAATGTCACCGACAGGTATAGTAGCTACTTGGGTATCTACGTATGCCTTAATTGATTGTTGGGTAGCAAGATGACTGGCACTGTCTGATGCCATATTGTCTTCATCTTTAATAGAAGTTCCACTTATTGTACCGTTTAGTACAGCACTTGTCAAGGTTTTATTTGTTAGTGTTTGTGTGTCAGCTAGTGTAGCTACAGTGCTATCAATTGCAAAGCTTATTGTTTGAGCAGAACCTGTTGTATCAATGCCTGTCCCACCTGTAAATGTTAAGGACTGGCTATCTAAGTCAACATTTTGCGCACCGCCGCTATCACCAGAAAAGTCTAAGTCTTGCGCAGTAACTTGTGCATCTACGTAAGCTTTAATAGATTGCTGAGATGCCACTTTAGTAGCACTGTCAGATGCCATATTGTCTTCGTCAAGAAATGCCGTACCGCTGATGCCGGTATTTAATATGGCATTTGTAATTGTTGGAGTAGTAAGTACAGGCGTTGTTAAAGTTTTATTTGTAAAAGTTTGTGTGCCTGCTAGTGTGGCTACAGTACTGTCAATAGCCACAGTAAGTGTTTGCGCAGACCCTGTAGTGTCAATACCAGTACCGCCAGTAAACGTCATTGACTGACTGTCTAGGTCTATACTCTGTGCGCCACCTGTATCACCTTGATAATCAAAGTCCTGTGCAGTTACTTGTGCGTCTACATAAGCTTTAATAGACTGTTGTGTAGCCAATGCTGTAGCACTGTCTGATACAAGATTATCTTCATCTAAGATGTCTGTAACAGTTGTTGTAGGCATTGCGATACTGTCTAAGTATGCTACACCATCAATATACAAATCTTTCCACTCTGCACTAGAACTACCAATGTCACGAGTATTATCAGCATCTGGAATTAAATCTGCACCAAGAGTACCAGATACGATTACATTGCCAGAAAGAGTCATAGTACCAGCAATGTTAGCATCACCAGCTAAATGTAAATCTTTAAACTTAGCACCTGATGTGCCTAAATCAATATCATTATTAGTTACAGGAACAATAACGCCATCTTGAAAACGTACTTGCTCTACCGTTGAACCTAATCCACCCGCATCAACAAATACACCTACACGATTATTTGTGTCATCTACTACAACTTTATTTAAGGGAGTAGTAACGCCGGGGTCTCCAATCAATCCGATGACTGGACCTTCTGCTGCTGTACCGTCATGTTTATGACCAGATGAATTATTAAATGCTGCTAGTACTTGGTCAAATTCATCATTACTGTCAGCAGCATCAATAACGTCACCGTCAGTATATGTAGATTGTCTAGTATATCCTGCCATTACCTTCTTGCTCCTGCAGTAAATTCTAATTGAAACCCTTTAAGAGTATATGCGGAAGATGTATCGTTATCTACAACTCGCATTGCTATAGCAAACCCGCTACCCTCAATAGGTTGTCTAACTAGAGGGTTAGATTGACCACCATATGTCGCTGTTCCATATACAGATGTACCATACAAGGCAACAATCTGAGAACTATCAAACGGATATGCAGCAGGTCTTGCTACAGTCGGTGCCTCATAATCATATCTAATAAACAAGTCTGAGTTAATTACGCCAGTAGGCGCGTAGTTAATAATAACCCTTTGAAAATTTTTACGTAGTCCAGCATCACCCATTGTCATGTCAGGAGAACGATATCGTCCTATAATAGATGTTCCATCAAATGTATTACCCTGTTCTTGTCTATATACATAGCCATCAAAGCCGCCATGTAATACGTAAGACTCCCCTTGAACAACTAAGAAATCTGTCGATGCTGGTTGTATCCCCTCTAACTCAGAAAACTCAAAACCTTTATCTTTTAATACTGCAATAACACCACGAGTTTTTGCAGAAGTAGCTTGTCCAGTATTAGTAAAGAATAATCTGTACTGCGTTTTACCCGGTACTACTACGCTATCAAATTGCGATACATCAGGAAAGTTATCAAACAACTCTTGAATAGGTTTAGTAATAGTACCAAGATTAACGTCATTAATTTTTTCAGTTGCAGCTACAGTACGTATACCGTCCTTACCAAGAAAAAGAATTTCACCTGCTAATTCTTGTATTGTAAATCCGTTAAGGCAACCTACATCCCTAGTAACAGGTTGCATTTGGAAATCAGCAATTGTATTACCTACAAGTCTAAAGATACGCTCTTCACAAAATATAAATAGTTCGTTACGAAAAGGAAACAAACCTGTAATAACACTATCAACTCGTATAGCACCAGCACCGTTTGCAGTACTAAAGTCATCATCTGTAAAAGGTGCAGTAAATACTATTTCTTCTGGATTGGAACTATGTCCTGCAAAAAAGAATGCATTCTTATATCCAATAACAAATTTAGGGTCAGCGGGTGCGCCTGTAGCGTTTAAGTCTGTTACTGTTGTCCCATCATACTTACTTGCGTGATTAGCACCGTCTGCCCAAATAATAGTTTCAGTACCATTTAAATTATATCTAAAATGTGTATACTTACCTGCACCAGTACGACCTGTATCAATAGCTGTCCATGAACCAGTAGTTCCAGCTTTATATACGCTTGTTCCTCGTGCGGCGATTACAGTATTATTACCAGCAAAAAAAGCAGACAGTAATACAGGTTCTGTATCAGCAGCGGTATAAGGAACAACATTAGGGTTCCATTTTAAATACCCATCAATGCGTCTATATCCACCCCGAATATCAGGCTCGTAGTTTAGTAATTCAAGAGCCATTCCCGGAGACATATTAAAAGTTGGCTGGTCAAGAACTAGGCCACCCTCTAAGGGAAAATAATACGGATTAAGGCCAGTTTCATCTGCCATGTTTTGTCACCTTAAAATCCTGCGTTAATGCCATACCCTTGCGAATAAGGTATATAAGTAGACCGTACATAGTCTGCCCTATTCAAAAGCAGTGTTTGCATTTGTTTAATGCCATCTTCAAAACGAGCGAAGTTAATACCATACTGTTGTGCTTCACCTCTGTATTGATAAGAGTAGGCAGTAGCACCATCAACTATAACTTGCCTAAATTGTTCTGGAATAAGGGGAACATCTGTAGCTGCAGCTAGTGCAGTAGGTTTGATAAAATATTCGTACTTTAACTCATACGCTTTATCTGGGTATGGAAATAATCCATAATTATTATCTGGTGTTCTAAATATAAACTTAGGAACACTGCCTACATTAGTGGTAGTTTCTTGATTAATATATTTTTGTGTATATTCTTTATAGTCAATAATTCGTAATGTATTACCGGCAGCACCTAGTACGCTATCACGGCTAATACGAAATGTGTCATAGTCAATTGATTGTGTATTAGCAGGTACTGTGTATCTAGTTTGTCCTGCAACTAAAGTTTCTGTTTGTGTTACATGCGTAAAAGGCCAACCAAATTCTCTTTGATTGACATAGTTAATGGCATCGTTTACAGCATTTTTACACTGAATTTGAAATCCCCTAGCTGCCGTAAAACTAGCGGCAGTTAAGACAACCTCATTCATACGAGCAATTACTTCGTTAGTGATGTCTAAATAATCATATGCCATTACAAATCCTTAAATGAACAGAGAAGTAAAGGGGCAAGTTGCCCTGCCCCCTTACATTAATCTTTAAGCAACGTCACGTGCTACTTCTTGAGCAGTCAAGTCACCTTCGTCATTGCAATCCATGATTACTGCCCAGATACGCATTTTACCAGTAGTAACTGCGCCACCTGAGAGAGTAACAAGTTTCAAGTCAATGTTGTCATCAGCAACAGCCATCCGTGGAGAATAAGCTGCTGGGTTCTGTGCTACAACACCTGCTGCAGAAGTTCCGTCAAAACCATCAACAAAATCTTCAGCGGCAATCATGCCCAAGTCTACTGTAAGAGTAGCACCGTCAGAGGCAGTATCGACTTCGATACCTGCATTCATCACCATCATGCCTTTTTTAACAGCAATTACTGGAATGACATCGCCAGCGGCAAGTGCGCTACCTTTGTCAGACAATGCTGTTGCAAAGTCAAATGTGGTCTGAACCATGTATGGATTACGCCCACGCTGCGAGTTGCCACGTGCGGCTTGGAGTGTATTATCACCTAGTGCCATAATTCAATCTCCCTTATACTAAACAGTATTTGGCGTTGATAAGAGCCTCTGGACGGAGAATCTTACGACCATACAAATGCATACCACGGACGATATCTGCAAAGCTGTCCGGGTCGCGGTAGGTTTCAGTCTTGTTGATTTGGTCAGCAGTAGCAACGGCTGAAGAATGACCGCCAACAATGATACCAAAGTTATTGGCTTGTGTGCCAGACGCTGTAGGTCCAGTACCGCCCTGTGGCAGATTGTTAGAAACATGAACTTTAAAGCCATGCAGGTTATTCAAAATCAAACCATTCTGTAGACCAGCACCACCAAAATCAGAATCAAACAAACGTGAGTC